GTCCGCCACCACCCATGTGTCGTTGCCGCTCGCGTCGTACTTGACGCCGTGTTGCAGTCGGTAGACTAGCAAGCCTTCCGGCGTGCGCGACATCCCGATCACGGGGCCGAGGTCTTCGTTGAAGTCCCAGCGCCCCCACGCATCCTGCACGCGCCCTTGCGAGCCGTCCTTGTCGAGATACGTGAAGCAGTAGACCGAGTTGCGCGATCCGCTCGTGCGAGCGAACAGGTGCGTCGGCTTGGCGTGGTTCGTCAGTTCGATCACCGACCCGCGAAGGTACGTGTCGATCTGGCTGGAGTTGATGTACGACTCCGGTGACTCGGCCACCTGACCCGGTTGAATCTGGTGAACGCTCGATGACACCTCGCCGACTTGGCCGTAGTAGATCGTGCCGCCCACCGCGAGCGGCGGGATGTCCGCTGCGTTGCTGTGGCTCGACATGACCGGCATGTTGGCCGATGACGGGGTGAGGGCGGAGCGCCCGCTGATTGCGTACTGGCGCTTCTTGCCGAAGATCACGAGGTCCCGGTCGTAGATCACCGAGTAGCGAAGCTCGTCGTCGTCGGTGCCTTGCGACAGCATCTCCAACGGATCGTTCGCTGGCACGGTGAGCACGCTGCTGCGGAAGAAGTTCAGGTAGTCCCCGATCTTCGACGCGCGCAGCACGGCACCCGCGCCGATCAGCAGGCGGTCTTGGAACACGCCGAGGTAGCTGATCTTCTTGCCCACGAAGTAGGGCAGGGGGCTGGAGTCCACGTCGCCCGCTGTGCTCACCTCGTAGGTCGGGTGGGCCGGGCTCGCGGGCTGGATCGTCTGGAGCAGCGTCGCGCTAGACGCGAGGTACATGCTGCCAGCGGACACGGTGCCGTAGAGCAGCGCCGATGTGATGGTGTGCTGTACGCCCGCGCCCTCTACCCACGTCACCTCGGTGTAGCCTGAAGTGATGGCGGGGTTCTTGGCGGTGGCGACGAGGTAGAAAGACTCCTCGCTCTGCCGCGCCTTGACGCGAACGATCTTGCCGACAGCGTGGATGTCCGACACTTGCGTGAGGGACGCCACCTCCTGTGCGACGCCTCGGATGAGGGAGCCGTCACCGGAGTCCGTGCAGACCACGGCCTTGACGTTGCCCATGATGACGGTGCTGGCCTGCCGCGTGGGCGAACCAGTGAGGCCCGCCGCGATCAGCGCGAGTCGCAGGGACTCGGCGATGTTCTCGGGCTGGATGGCCGTAGCCGCCGTGCCGATCCAGTTCGTCACCGCGCTGTTGAAGGCGTTGGTGATGTCGGCGACGGTCTTGCTGTAGTTGGGGTTCGTGACAGTCTTGGTGTGCGTGTACGTCATCGTCACGTCGGTGGCACCAAGGTTGCTCGAATGGAACGTCGCCGTCGCCGCGCCGGCCACCCAATTATATTGTAGGTTGGTCGTCGGAGCGGAGGGCGTCACGTTCGTCATGGCGACGCCGGCCTTCGACATCGACATGCCTGTGGGGTTCCACAGGTGCCACGACAGCGAGGCCGTGGGCGTGCCGCCGACGCTCGTGATGTACGCAGCCTCGGTGTCCGCCTGCGTGCCGCCAGCGGGGTCCGCCGCGTACACAGGGACGCCGCTCGTGTCGAGCGTGCCGGGGTAGCTCGCGGCCGGCGTGGTGTAGCTCGCCGTGAACTGCGTACCGTCCGTGCGCGTGACCGTGGCCGTGAACGTGCGCCCGTAGGCGCCGCCGCGAATCCAGATCACCGACTTCGCCTCGTTGGCGCTGTCGGCCCATAGGTTGCTGCTCGTCGCCGTGGGGACCGTGGTGTGGCCCGCCATGAAGACGTACTTGCCGATGGCCGTGATCGCCGACACACCGCCATTCTGGAGGAGGTCGAGGTTCGCGTCCGTCACGTTGCGCACGAGCGGGAGCCACGCATTCGCGGTCCGGTCGTACACGAGCATGAAGGGAAGGTCCGACCCGCTGGCCTTGGCCGCTTGCCGGACGATCAGCACGTAGTCGTGTCCAGCGTTGCTGTACTCGAACGTGCGGTAGTTCGCCGTGTCGGCGATATAGTTGCTGATGAGAGTGCCGGACAGGCCGAGACTCCGCTCCGCTTTGAAGCGCGAACCATGACGACGCGACAGGCCCTTCACGGGGTCGGGGATCATGTTGACCATCTCGGTCATCTGTCCCGGTTGCCGTGCGTGCGGCGCTTGCTGCGAGACACCTCGCACAAGCGAAGCGTAGGAACCTGAAGCCTTCATGGCATCTCCTTAGATGTACCTCCGTGCAGCACCGATGATTCGGCGCAGGCGCATGAGGCGGGGATTGGACTCGATCATGTTGACCTGAGTGGCGCGCGTCTCCTCCGACTGGAGGGCGGCGAGTGTGCCCATCGGGCCGCTGATGCGGGCGACAAGCTCGCGGGTCTTAGCCACGTCGCCGTCGTACTTCGACTGGAACTCGACCACGGACACAGCCGCGATGTGCGCAGCGGGTGACTCGGGCAAGTCCTCGAACGGGACGAGGCGGACAAGCTCGACATCGACGGACTCGGTGAAGACGTAGGTGCCTTCGCTGCCGTAGCTGCCGGTGTCGTACAGGCGGCGTCCGCGTTGCACGATGGTCCGCGTCGCGGCGCCACTGCGCTTGCGTTGGACGCGCACAGCGATGAAGTCGCCGGGCAGGTAGATGTGGCCGTTGAGGGCGCCGGGTTGGAGGGTAAGGAACTCGCGGTTGAAGACCCAGCCTTTAGCTTGGACTTCGCGGTTCACTCGATCAAGGGTGCTAAGGCATGCACCCCGATACGTGTGCGGGTCTTCGAGCGTGTTGAGGGGCGTCTCGCCCATCGTGCCCAGCATCTCGTTGACTACGGTGAGAGTTTGCATGCGTTAATCTCCGATGCGAAAAAAACCCCCACCCACCCGTGAGGGCGAGTGGGGGTCGTTTGTCTAGCAGTCCGTCAGCTTACGGCTTCAGGATGACGCCAGCGTACTCGGCACGGTTGGGACCAACCGCGAACGAGAGCCACGCATCGACGTACCAGTGCTTGTACTGGTCGTCCCAGAACACGCCAGTCGTCAGCGGGATGGTCGCGCCGGCCATGACAGCCTTCGGAGCGAACGCAACCGCAACGACCTTCGAGAAGTCGCCGTCGTAGGCGTTGCTGTTGTCGGAGTTCGACAGCAGATGGCCCGAGATGACTTCGCCGCCCGGCATGTTGTTGCTGGAGATGACCGGAACACCGTACGACTTCAGGACGTTGGCCTGAAGGTTCGTGCCATTGCTGGTCACGTACTCGGTGTTGATGAGGCATTCGTTCTGCTGGAGAGTGTAGAACTCAGCCGGCTTCACAACGATCATCACGTCGTCCGTCTTCGGATCAACGTCCTTGGTTTCCATCTTGACGAACAGGTCGGCAATCTGGGCGTACAGCTTGGCGGGGTCGAGGTAGTCCGACGCGCCAGCGAACGTGCTCTGGCTCGCGCCAGTGTGGCCGTCCGTGCCAGCGGACATGCCGCTGAACTTCGAGGCGGTCAGTTGAGCCGTCTTGATCGCTTGGATGAAGAACGTCTGGTCGTAGAACTTGGCGATCTTCTTGCCGTGTTCTTGACCGACTTCGGCGCGCGAGTCGTACGAGGTCTGGAAGACTTCGAGCAACGGGAAGACCGTACGCGCGAGGATGAGCGTGTCAACCGTCAGCGTGTTCTTGCCGAACTTGTTGACCGTGCCGTCCGGCGCAGCGCCCGGCGTGACCTTCTGGAGAGTCGATTGACCAACGGCGAAGTTGGTGATGACCGACGTACCCTTGATGGTGCGCAGCTTGACGAAGCCGTTCAGCGCCGACTTGCGGGCGATGGTGCCCTCAACTTCGCCGGTGTATTCTTCGATGTGGGTCGCGTCAATCGCGCCCGTTGCCCCGATCTGGCCGGGACGGATGACGGAAAAGGTGTCATCGAGAGCCATGTGTATCTCCTTGGATGGTGATGGCGGTAGGACAACCAGTGCGCGCCATCACAGAGGAGGCGTGGTTGTATTCGTGTACTATGCGCACCGATAATGCGGAAAGCCCACCGCCCCCGAAGGGACGATGGGCTTACGGCTAGGGTGCGCGGGGGACGGACTACCTTGACGCGCGGCGTCGAGCGTTGAGGGCCAGATACTCCGGGTTGTTGTCGAGGCTCGTACCGAACTTGGCACGAAGCTGGGCGACAGCCGCCTTGTAGTCCTGAGCCGTCATGGCTTGCTGGACGACAG